CGGATTTCGATCAGCGCGTGGATATCATCCCCGTCTCAAACCCGAACGCCAGCACCATGGCACAGCGCATCATGCAGTATCAGGCGGCGTTGCAGCTGGCCTCTACCGCACCCGATATTTACAACATGGGCGAACTGCATCGGCAGATGCTCGATGTCCTAGGCATTGAGAATGTCGATGACATCGTGCCACCGCAGGAAGATGTACCGCCGCTCGATCCGGTCACCGAAAACATGAATATGTTCAACGGCCAGCCGGTACGCGCTTTCCCGTATCAGGATCAGGAGGCGCATATTCAGGTGCATATATCGGCGGCGCAGGACCCGAAGATTGGGGAAATGCTGGCCAACTCGCCGCGTGCACAAGCGATCGAAGGAGCCTTTGCCGATCACATCACCGAACATTTAGCACTCCAGTACCGTCGCGAAATCGAAGAAGAACTGGGTGTGCAGCTGCCGCCGTTAGGCGAACCGATACCGGAAGACATCGAACTGCGTCTCTCCAAGCTGGTGGCTGAAGCTGCCGGACGGGTGCTTGGTAAGGATCAGGCTGAGATGCAGCAGAAGGAAATTCAAGAACGTATGGAAGACCCGGTGGTGCAGCTGCAAGAGAAAGAGATGCAAATCCGCGAAGCCGAGGTTTACCGCAAGGCCGAGGAGAATGCTACCAGGGTGGCCGCCGATCTGGCCAAGGCGGAAGAAAGAGCCAAGATCGATCGCGAGCGGATGTCATCCCAAGAACGGATTGCCGGTGCCCGTATTGGCGCCGACGTGGCCAAAGAACAAGCCAAGGAGGCGCTGGAAGACCGCAAAGTGTCTGCCAATCAGCGTCTCGAAGGAGCACGACTGGGTGAGAAGATTGCCGAGATCGTGTTCGATGATGATAAGAAAAAGGACGAGGACTAATTGATGGATGGCCCTCTTGACCTAAACGCTGCGCAATACCTGCGTAAGGTATTACGCGAGCGTATGAACGAGGTGACCGACAACCTTGTTACCGGATCGGCCAGTAATTTCCCCGACTATCGCCACGACGTGGGCGTCATCGAGGGACTTGCGTGGGCCGAACGCGAACTGCTTGACCTTGTTGAAAGGATCGAAGCTGCATAACGCCCCTTTGGGCGCAGGGTTCTGCGATGCCCCCTCATCGTTGTTGGAGAGAAATATGGAACTGGTAAAGGGCGAAGAGCGTGACGCTCCCGATATCGGCATTGAGCCGAAGACGGCGCGCCAGCTTCCCGCGCCTTGCGGCTGGAAGATTCTGATTGCGTTGCCGGAGGTCATTGAGACCACCGATGGCGGCATCATCAAGACGACGGAAACCCTGCAGAACGAGGAAGTCTCCTCGATCGTGGGTTTCGTGGTATCGATGGGACCGTTGTGCTACGCCGACTTTAGTCGATTCCCTACCGGACCTTGGTGTTCGTCGGGCGACTGGATTTTAATGCGGGCCTATTCGGGTACACGCATTAGCATCCATGGCAGAGAATTCCGTTTAATCAACGACGATACCGTGGAAGCGGTCGTCCAAGACCCGCGAGGCATAGTAAAAGTATGAGTGAAAACGAAGACCTAGCTGCCACCGAGGCAGCCACCGAAGTCACCGACGAGCTGGGCTTTGGCCAAGCGCTGGGTGTGGGTATGCCCGACACCTCCGATGTAGAAATCGTGGTGGTCGATGACGACCCCATTGAGGAAAAGGATCGCAAGGGCGAGATCGATAACTACAGCGAGAAAGTACAGAAGCGTATCGATCAGCTCAAGGGCGAATACCACGAAGAGCGACGAGCTAAAGTGCAGGCAGAACGTATTGGTGATGAAAGCGTAAGTGTGGCCAAGCAGTTGCTGGCGGAAAATCAGCGCTTAAAAGCGCGGATACAACAGGGCGATGCGAACTTGGCACAGCAGTTACACGCAAAGGCACAGACCGGCATGGAGAAAGCCAAGGGCGAGTACAAAGCCGCCCATGAAGCCGGGGACACCGAAGCCGTGGTAGCCGCTAACGAACAAATGATTAATGCCCGAGCGGAGATGTTTCAGGCGCAGACGATGAATCCGGCAGTGGGGAGACCTCCTCCTCAACCGGGACAGATGCCGCCGCCGGGACAGATGCCTCCTCCCGGGATGAGACCACCTCCTCCAGGGATGAGACCGCCTCCGCAAGGGCAGAGGCCACCACAACAACCGCCCCAGCAGCAGCAGCCGCCACCGGACCCGCAGGTGACGGATTGGGCCAAGGCGAATGAGTCGTGGTTTCAAAAAGACAAGGTGATGACCGGCGCCGCTTATGGACTCCATGAAAAGCTGGTCACTGAGGAAGGGGTTAGTCCCACCTCTCCACAATATTATGAAAGGCTTGATGCAGAGATGCGTCGACTCTTTCCTGATGAACTCGGGTCACAGGGGAAATCTTCAGCCCCTGGGTCTCGTGCTACAAACACGGTCGCCCCATCCAGTCGAAGTAATTCGGGCAGACCGCGCCAGTATAAACTGAAGCCAAGCCAGGTTGATCTTTCCCGCAAACTGGGGATCACTCCTGAACAATATGCAGTTCAACTTGCCAAGGAGCAGAACCGTGAGCGATGAAAGACAAATGTCTGGCAGTGATGATTTGAGAGAAACCCCAGCAACGAGGGAAGACCAACAGCGCCCCTCCGATAAATGGGTACCACCCAGTGTTCTCCCCGATCCGATCCCGCAAGAGGGATGGGTGTTTCGTTGGATCAGGACCTCAACGGCAGGTCAGTCCGACAACACCAATGTCTCGATGCGGTTTCGTGAAGGTTGGGAGCCAGTCAGGGCCGAAGACCATCCCGAGCTGATGATCGTTTCCGATCATGGTTCGCAGTTTCCGGGGAACGTTGAAGTGGGTGGATTGTTGTTGTGTAAGGCACCGAAGGAAGAGGTTGAGAAGCGAGCTGAGTATTATCGCGACATGGCCCAAGCCCAGATGGATGCCGTGGACAGCAACTACATGAGAGAAAGTGATCCGCGTATGCCAGTGCTCCAGCCGGAGCGTAGCACCCGGGTGACTTTTGGGCGCGATTCTTAACGAATCGTTTGGTTTTTAATTTTGTATGAGGATTAGCTTATGGCTGCTTCAGCCGCGCCTTATGGCGCCAAGCCAATAGGTACTCTGAGTGCGAGCGGTTCCTTTACGGGAAAAGTTCAGCATATCAAGATTGCCAGTGGCTATGACACGCTGATTTCTTGGGGTGATTTTGTCAAATTGGTCGCTGCCGGTACCATCGAAAAGGATGCCGGGACCACGACAGCAACTCCAGTAGGCGTGTTTATGGGTTGTAGTTACACCGATCCGACCACGAGCCAACCGACCTATGCGCAGATGTGGACCGCCGATGTGGCGGCCAGTGATGCCATGGCGTATGTGCTTACCGATCCCAACGTGCTCTTTCAGATGCAAGGAGACGGGGCGATAACACAGGCGATGCTTGGTTCGAATTTCGCGATCGTGGTGACTGCTGGTTCAACAACAATTGGTCGAAGTAAGAGCGCAGTAGATCAGAGTACGTCGGCTACCACTAACACACTGCCGTTACGGATTGTCGATTATGTCGACGGCCCTGACAGTGCGGTGGGTGATGCGTATACCGACGTGATCATGAAGTTCAATGTCGGCCACCAATACGTAAACACGACGGGGATATAAAGCATGGCAATTTCACGAGCGCAAATGCTGAAAGAACTCCTACCGGGTTTGAACGCATTGTTTGGTTTGGAATACGAGACTTACGAAGACGAGACTGCGGCGATTTACGAAACCGAAAGTTCTGATCGAAGCTTCGAGGAAGAAGTGAAGCTCAGTGGTTTTGGGGCCGCACCCGTCAAAGCTGAGGGCGGAGCGATAAGCTACGACTCGGCGCAAGAGTCTTTCACGGCTCGGTATAACCATGAAACGATCGCGATGGGCTTTGCCCTGACGGAAGAAGCCATGGAGGACAACCTCTATGACTCTCTCTCCGCTAGGTACACCAAAGCACTCGCTCGGGGCATGGCGTATACCAAGCAACAAAAGGGTGCTTACCCGCTGAACAACGGTTTCAGTGGCGGCGCTTTCAGCTCTGGCGATGGCGTGACGTTATTCAATACGTCGCACACGCTGGTTTCTGGAGGTACGGTACAAAACACCCCCACGACTCAGGCTGACCTGAACGAGACGTCGCTGGAAAATGCGACGATCACGATCGCCGGTTGGACTGATGAGCGGGGTCTACTGATTGCGGCTCGTCCGCGTCGGTTGGTGATACCGCCCAATAACATGTTTGCTGCTACGCGCATCCTGGAAACCCCGGGACGTGTCGCAACCGCAGACAATGACATCAACGCACTCAGGTCCTTGGGAACCATCCCTGATGGTTACTCGGTCAATCATTATTTGACTGACACGAACTCTTGGTATCTGATTACGGACGTACCGAACGGTATGAAGCACTTCACACGGACTCCTCTGGAGACCAGTATGGACGGCGACTTCGACACCGGGAACGTGCGTTACAAAGCGCGTGAGCGCTATTCGTTTGGTGTTAGTGACTACCTAGGCATCTTCGGAAGCTCTGGTTCGTCATAAAACCGTGGGATGGGGGAGGGGTTCGCCCCTCCTTCTCCTTTCCTGACTGCTAACGCAGACACTGGCCACGACAGGAGACCTTCATGGCTAATACGACTTTTAATGGTCCCGTCCGTTCAGAGAACGGGTTCGAGCAAATCAGCAAGAACTCGACGACGGGCGCGATCACGACCAATCTGGACGTTGACTCCAGTGGTAATATCACCACGACGGGTTATGTCTCGGCTTATTCCAACGTCAGCAGCATTACGTCTGCGACCAAAAGCGTTGAATCGACCGACTCAGGTACGGTTTATACCCTCAACAGGGCCGCAGGTATTGTGGTAACACTGCCGACGGCGGCTGCAGGGATCAACTACACCTTCATTGTGGGCACCACGTTCACCGGGGCAGGCCAAATCACTGCGGATAATGCCAGTGACTTGTTGTCTGGTTTTGCCTATGTCTTTGATCCGGCAACGGCCACCGATAACAACACCTTCATTCCTGATGGAAGTGATGATGTCACCATTGATTTGGGCACGGCGGCACAGGGTTGGCTTGTAGGCGGAATCATTCGCTTGGTGGCAACCACAGCAGCCGTTTGGCACTGTGAAGCTTACCTGCATGGTGATGGCAGCCTCGCTACCCCATTTGAATAAGGAGAAGTCACATGGCTGATGCAGTCACTTCTCAGACTATTCTTGACGATGGCGGTCGCAACTTGGTGATGAAGTTCACCAACATTAGCGATGGTTCGGGTGAAAGCGCAGTAGCGAAGATTGATGTCTCCGCTTTAACAGCAAGCGCTGTCACCGGTCAGGCGTGTAACCGGGTGGTGCTTAACCGCATCTGGTTCAGCAACGTGGGCATGGGATTCCAGCTGTTATGGAACGCGGATACCAATGTGTTCATATGCCAAGCGCCGAAGGACTGGACCGATACGTGGGATTTCAGCATGGGCATGAAAGATTTGCCCGGGATTTCCAACAATGCGGGTACTGGTATCAACGGCGATCTGTTGTTGACGACCAACGATGAGACCAGTGGTGATACCTACAGCATCCTAGTATGGGCGTTAAAACACTATGCCTAAGCTAACCAAGCGGTTGAAGACAGACTATCAGTCTGCCAATAAGCCCCGGGGCAAGACATCGTTCAAGGAGTACCAGGAAGAGGTTCCGACGGAGACGCATACGTCTCAGCTACGGCGTAAGTATTACGGTGATCGCGTTTAGCTGAATGGCTACCGCAACCACCAATAACTTCAACCTCGACCTAGGCGATCTCATCGAAGAAGCCTTCGAGCGAGCGGGCCTGGAGCTGCGCACGGGTTACGACTATCGTACCGCCCGTCGCAGCCTCGACCTGATGATGCTCGAATGGCAGAACCGTGGGTTGAATCTATGGACGATCGAGGGTCCAACCGAGGCGACCGTTACCGCTGGTACCGCAACGTATACGCTTGACGCGGATACCGTGGACCTGCTCGAACATCATTTGCGACTTAATGATAATTCGGTCAGCAGCCAGACGGACTACAACCTTCGCCGTATTTCCACGACCAGCTACTCGAATATTCCCAACAAGCTCAGCGAAGGTCGCCCCCTTCAGATATTTATTGAACGTGGGGTCAGCACTTTCCAATACACCTTCTGGCCAGTTCCCGATGACGTTGAAACCTATACGTTTGTGTATTTCCGCATGCGTCAGATATACGACAGCGGAACGCCTGCGAGTAACAACATGGATGTGCCGAAGCTGTTTCTCCCGGCGCTGGCTTCAGGGCTGGCGTTTTACGTGGCGATGAAACAACCGGAAGCGGCCAATCGTTTGCCA